GACTTCGAGCCAGGCAGCGTACCTACACTGTACACGTTAGCAAATTTAGGAGCACTTCTTGTAGATATGCCGCTGACGGGAGTTCTCGATGAAACAGAGCATGGCCAAGGAACCACATTCCGGATCTCATACAGGTGGTCAGATGGGCATGCAACGCGAGACGTCAGAGAGACGCTTCTGTCCGAAGAACTGCAGGCGACCTTTTTCTCAAAAGAGGAGTACTCCGCACTTTACAGCTCGACGCCCCTGATGATGTACGAGTGTGACGTGGAACCCCAGTTCCTGGAAGCATTAACCACACCAACTGACAGAGTTAAGATGGTCAAGACCATCAATGCCATGTTCGGAGGTAGGGATGACCATGCAGCTTATCAATTGCTGACCGGGTACGGCAGTTTGGTAAACGCAGGCGACAACCACCTTGCAATACTTATGAACATGTGCAGGTACTATATTAGTACGCTCTGCGGGGAAGCATACAGTGTGAAGCCGGACATGTCAAGGAAATCCGGGCGCAGGCACTTCGTTCATGCGCCGGACGCGATGACACTGATGACAAACCTCGTAGACAGTGATGCACCGGTAGTCAGCCACCTCGACAACCCTGACTACTTGCACTTCATGATAACAGTCAGTCAAGCAGGCACGAGCAGGTACCCGCATAAGTTGGAAGACAGGAAAACAACAGACATTTACTCTAAGATCGACTTCCAATGGCAAAAAGAAATGACAGTAGTAAGTCAATTCCACCACAATCTGCGAGGCTACGAGCCAAAGTGGCCGGAGAACAAATACTTGATCAAGGGATACATTGAAAACTATGCGAGGAAGGTGGGTTTGGTCCAGCAACTATCTGAAGCATTCAAGATAACATTCATCCTACCGCATCTCCTACAACGTGGCTACATTCTGACGATTCCGGAGCCAGTACACACCAGTGACCTATTTCACTTCTTCATGGTTCAACACCCCAAACCAACAATACTGTCAGACTTCGTAGATTACGCACCATTCCGGGGTCTACTAGGCGCCAGTATGAGCGAATCATTGATCGAAGAAGCAATAAACACCTTCGTAGAAGGCGCACTGTATGATAGGGACAGGAGAGAACCAGGACCTGGTGTCGTCAACAGACTCATTAATATGCTCAACGCTACGTGGTCAAGATCACAATACGCCATGATCAACCTAGTCTCTAACATCACAGGTATGGATTACAGCTTTTTGCGACACTTGAACGGTGCGATGGCTCTGTTCGAACGTGCCTTAGATCGAGTAGCTACAAGACATGCAAGTACCTTATACAAGCTACTAATCGCAAGACCGGTGTTAGGGAGTGCTGCATGGGCAATCAGGCATGGGCAAGTTATGGTAAGTGAGAACATACAATCTTACACATCCAGAATACCGTATGAGCTAGCATGGACATTGAAGCATTTGAAATTTGATAACGATGGCACCTCGATCACAAACACTTGGGATGACATACTATGGCGTGATTGTACAAGACTTGATTTGAGGTTGAGCGCGAAGAAACGCTTGCACTACTTCTGTCTGAAGGAGAAAACTTGTAGACTATACCTTGAAATGATTGACTTCAGCAACAGGCCCACGTTCACGCTTGAAGAAGTAGATGGCAGTGTGCAAGACATTATCGCCAAACACTTGTCGTTGATCCGATCGATGCGTGCAATAGGCACCCAGGCAACCAAGATCGTAAAGGACAGAAAAGCTGACCAGGGTGAGGACGAGGGCACCGAAGTGGTCAAAACGGTGAGCATGAAGCCCACCTCCGTCGCCCTGCGCATGCCAGAGTATTTGAAGAAGAAATACGATGAAACATATTTTGCCTCACTAAGTGAGGGAGATCGGACGAAGATTACCGCCTCTGAACTACCAGCACGACAACAGGTCAAAGAGGCTGCTGCCAACCAAATCTACATGCAGAACGAGTACGATAACAAAGCAGCAGACGTCTACATAAGAGCTAATGAGTGGGACGTCATTCCAAACGCTGGTGGCGGCGAGTGTGGCCCATTATCGTGCTGGCAGGCCATCACTAATATCGACCCGGAAAGCTGGGGATATTTGAGACCTAAAGACGTCAGACACGACGTCAACATACGCCTGAGAGTTGATGTTATCGAGGGTGAGTGGTGGAGTGAGGCGGAGTGGACAGCCGCAGGTGCGTGGTTGGGACATCCCGTGCTAATGCAAGTGTGGAATGGACCGGAACGTATCGAGAACATTATGTTATATAATGGCGAAGATTGGGAATCTGAACCAATAGTAATAAGGTGCTCGATGAACAGACACTTCGAATGGATGAAGCGGGTAGGCCCTGAGAAAAGCCAGCTCACTACATCTAAGGTAAAAATACAAAGTCAAGATCGAGAAAGCGTCGGCACAGCCACAAACGCGATGGAGATACTGGCCACTCAAGCGGCAGCGTCTGCGGGGTCGCAGAGCCGAAAGCAAGAGAGAGCGGGAACCCAAAAAAACAAGGAATTCAGGGATACTTAAAGCAGCTAGAGCGTTATTCAAGTCAAAATACTCTGCCAATGAAGTGCATTGGCTTAAGAGTGCGTACCGCATAGTGACGGATGTTAGTAAACAAGGAATCGATATTGATTTTAGGTTGTTCTTGAGGTTAAAAGACAGAATGTGGGACACACACGTGTACAGCGAGTACGAGATTCTGGACCTGATGCGCCCCATTATGGCAGGCGGCCTGACTTTACCTAACATACAGCCTTCTGTACCGTTATGGATGGTACAAATGAAGAAAATAAATTCTACAGAATGGTGCTGGAGAGAGGTCGAGATTGCATGGAAAGTGAAGAAAATACCTCTACAAGTTGCCCAACTATGGTACATACTATTGAACCCTTTCAGCCCGATACCTACGTACCTCCAGGTCAACGTACAAGGCAAACATCAGAAGTTAGGATGTGGATGCTTCGCTTGTAATGTGCTAGCCAAAAACTACAAATGTGCAGCTCATGGTGACGACGAGTGCTGTAATCATGATTTAAAGGCGCCCGAATGGGAACCTTGCCCCATACCGCTAGAAGCAGTCCTATCCGTAAAGAGACCAGACAGGATGAACAGACAGACGGCTAAGGTGATAAATAAATACTTCCCATTCAGGACAGCCGTTGCAGGGCGCCGGGCTAACATTGATGTTGGTTCGGTTGTACAAGCGATACTCCGGACGAGTAAATGCCGGAAGATGTGGAGACTTGTACGTGACACGTTGTTGCTGCGATGTGGTAGCTCGAATAACATGGTTGCTGCCCTCCTGCTATGGCTGTCATCGAACACATGCTCCCCAACAGGCCACATGACGGCGAACTCAGCTGGCATACTAGGAACATGCTCGAAGCACTGGATACAGCACTTCAAAGAAGTGCATGACACAATAAGGACTGCCCATGCGTATGATGGGATCAAGCTTGAGCCGAAAGACCACAGCCAACTGCTGTATATACACCTATTATACGGGAGAACAGGGAAGGAGGTGGATTGGGCAAGCGAAAAAGCCAAAAGAACGAGGGTCAGAAAACAGCTGACAGCATATGACGGCAAGTCATGGACGCGCGAACGCTGGGCCCAGATGTTGAAGGCTGAAATCAGGAATGTTGTCAGCGCAATCAGGAAGACGAAGCCTACTTTAGAAAGCTTCGAGCAATATTGGGAAGCGCGGTGGGCGTGGATGGCGAGCGGGGCAGCGACTGGACACGGCAAACTTCTGAACAAGGATGAATGCATGCAAATTAGCAAGAAAGAAGACCTTAGATCAGTACCAAAGGGCAATAAACGATCAGTGAGCGAGAAGCTTGGTGCTGAACATTTCTTGAAATATATGGATCGTGAGCCTCGTCAGATAGCGTATGCCCATACTAAAGCGAACGAACTAGCGAAGGAGAGGGCTATATACGGCGTGACTATGGAACACTACGTACTACAGAATTACGTGCTGGGGTATATTGATGAGGGCGTGTGCGACAAGACGATGGAGATAAAAGAGAACGTTTCGAGTGAAGTCAAGAACACAATAGAGAGGCAGCGCAGATGTATGCAGGGGGCCAGCTTGAATTCTTTCGATTTCAGCGACTTCAATGACCAACACGAGCTATGGGTGATGAGCTACCTGCAACAGAATTTGAATATGAAGATTAAAGAATGGTATGGGACATCAAAGAATATCGACCAGGCTAACAGGATTGGCGATTGGCTGGCAAACAGCTTTTTACGTCAGGTCTACATAGACAGAGAGACAGGAGAAGAAGTAGAGGTAACCGGAGGACTCTTCAGCGGGGTTAGGGCAACAACACTAATGAACACTCTGCTCAATAAGTGTTATACAAACATAGTGCGTAAAATTTGCCTAGAGATACATGGATATGATCCTGTCGTTGAGTCATGGCATACCGGCGACGACGTTGTCATGGTGATGCGTGACAACGCTGCTAACACAACTTTTAACGATATTGCCCTTAAAATTGGTCTGGAGGCGCAAAGGAGCAAGTTGATAACAGATGAGGGCACTTTGGAGTACTTGCGGCTAATGTATTATCCAGATGGTAGTGTATTAGGCTCAATATGTAGAAGCATAGGTAGCTTCGTTAATGGTAATTGGGAGAGTGACAGTGACCCAAGCCCACTAGCCAAAGCGCAAGCATGTTGGGAACAATGTGCCACACTACTGCGGAGAGGTGTAAGTGAAGACATGTGTAATGACCTGCTATTCAACCTGGTTAGGTACTACACTAGGACTAAGTATATAGGCAGTAGAGAGGGTCTATCAAAGAGTATACCGATAGACTTTGTGTCGCTGACACGCCGTGAAGGCGGTTTAGGTCTCGGTAGGCTAGGCAGTGGTGTGATATTGCAAACAGGGGCAAGTATATCAACACGGGCCGAACAGGGGAGACCAGAATACGACTGTGTCCATTCAAAGTTGAAAGCGGGGCATGCGTATATCAAGAAGTTGCAAAGAGAATTACCACGCGGAATCACAATACCTAAGGGGAAGAAGAGGAACCTACTAAACATGCTAGCGGACAGCACGGCTGGACTCGAGCTGCCAAAAGGTGACAAAAGGACAGTCAACGATGTAAAAGTTGCCGCGCGCGTGCGTAATTTCCTAACGGAACATAAAGCAAAAATGAAAGAGCCAGATTTGAGAAGGAAAGACATAGGGACGGTATTACAGGCCAGCGAAAGGATAGTAAGATTAAAGAAGAGAAAAGCATATTATGACAAAATGAAGATATTCTTACCGTACCTACAAGAAGAAAGACCTGGGTTAATAAGACAGATGCAAGAGCGTTGGACCCACGGTGAGCATAAAGATATAACCAGGCTTGAGGAGTTGACGGATAGATGTGACGGCGGGCGTGTACCACCACAGCTCTACTCACTAATCCAAGACTATTGCTCGATCTACAACACAGAAACACAGAACTACACTGATAGCATACTCAGTAACGAATTATTGTCGAAATGGCATTATTAGTCAGAGTATAAAGTAAATACAACGACTGGTGCCAACGGCAAAAAAGAGAGGTTCATAAACACAC